CCGGGCATGTACACGAAAAAGAAATGACTAGAGACTACAACGTCGGCAAGTCCGACTACTCCAAACGACGTATTCAGCCGTGGGATATATGGCTCGAGTACAAATTAAATCCTTGGGATGCAGACATCATTAAGCGCATCCTTCGAGATAAAGGCGAACGCCGCCTCGATTATGAAAAAATTAAACACATCTGCGATGAACGCATCAGACAGATAGATGAAGGAGAACACAATGTTGGTTTGGCCACAGAAGAACGCACTAATATTAAATCTGCGTGACCCAAGCAGTATTCTAAATGTAATCCCTTCCGCAAAACAATTTGCAGTGCGTGGCAAACCACTCGTTGCTGTACCTCACAAAACCACAGAAACAAAAATGCTACGTAACTTAGGGTATGACGCCCCTGCCCCGATACGAGATAACTATAACTGGCCGGGGCGGTTCACACCGTTCTTCGCACAGAAAGAAGCGGCCGCGTTTTTATCCATGAACAAACGTGCGTTCAACCTCAGTGAACTCGGTACCGGAAAGTCGTTGGCGTCGCTGTGGGCTTACGACTACTTACGTAGCATCGGCCAACTGAACAAAGCGTTGGTGGTTTCTCCACTCTCAACTCTTGAACGGACATGGGCTGACGAGATATTTCAACACTTTCCACACCTGACATGCTCGGTGCTGTATGGTTCGCGCGAGAAGCGAATTAAGCTGCTGAACACCGACGCCGACGTGTACATAATAAACCACGATGGTGTTAAGATTATCGAGCCCCATCTAAAAGATCGCACCGATATTGACTTGGTTATTCTCGACGAGATCGCGCAGGCTGCTCGCAACGCCGGAACGGATCGATGGAAAACAATCAACCGTGTAGTCAACCGACACAAAGAACCTCGCGCGTGTTGGGGTATGAGCGGCACGCCGACGCCCAACGGGCCGACCGACGCGTGGGCGCAGTGCAGATTAATTGTGCCCGAAAAAGTGCCACCGTATTTCAATCGTTTCAAAGGGCAAGTAATGAAACAGCTATCCCAATTCCAGTGGATACCAAAGCCAGAGGCAACAGACATTGTCCACTCAGTGATGCAGCCGTCGGTTCGATTCACGCGGGACGAGTGCGTCGACTTACCACCACTCTTATATGAGACACGGCAAGTACCCCTGACTAAAGAACAAAACAAAGCATACAAGGAAATGGTATCGCGGCTCCGCGCTGAAGCTGAAGAAGGAGAGATCACCGCTGTCAACGAGGCCGTTAAGATGGGTAAGCTCGTGCAGATTGCGTGTGGTGTTGTCTACGCCAACGACGGCACCGAAGTTACAATACCTTCGAGCCCACGTATAGAAGAAACGCGAAACATTATTAACCAAGCCGAGGGCAAAGTAATTATCTTTGTACCTTACGTGTCTTCGGTCAACCGCGTGGCAGAAGAACTGCGTAAAGACTTCTCAGTTGAAGTGATCCACGGTGGTGTGAAGAAAACAGAACGAGATAGAATATTTGGGGCTTTTCAAAAAGGTAAAGACCTAAAAGTATTGGTGGCACAACCGGCCGCTATGAGCCACGGTCTAACATTGACTGCGGCGTCGACAATCGTGTGGTACTCATGCGTGACGTCAAACGAAATCTTCGAACAAGCTAACGGTCGGATAAACAGACCGGGGCAAAAGATGAATAACTTTATCATCATGTTGGAAGGTACACCTGTCGAGAAAAGAATTTACACTCGGCTCAAAAATAAGCAAAAAATGCAGGGGGCGTTGTTAGATGAAGTTAAAGCTACACGCGCTCGGTTAATTGCTTGACTTGCGTACATGTAAACGCTAATCTGTTTACCTGTATACACATAAGAATTGGAAATAGTACAGATGAATTTACTAAAACCGGACGAAGTTTCTAAGAAACTTGGCATTACAAAGGCGGCGCTACCTGCCCTGCGCCGTCGTGAAGACAGCTTCCCTCAACCCATAAGGGTCTCACAGAAAGTTCTACGTTGGGACGAAGCTGATATTGACGAATGGCTTACTGATAAAAAGGAGAATGAACATGGCCAAAATAGGAGAACTGGATGATGTTTCTTTATTGAAACTATTCATCGGACTGCGTGACCGCAGAGCGCAGCGAAAAGCTGCATATAACGACGACGACTCTGGCGACAAAGAAAAGCAGAGCAAGATCGAGGTGGAGTTCCTACAAAGGTTCCAAAACCGAGGCATAGATAACGTCTCGGCGAGAGAAGTTGGAACTGCTTACAGGTCAACACGTTCGTCAGCAACAGTCGCAGATTGGGATACACTTCTCGATCACGTCAAGGATAACGACGCTTGGGAAATGCTTGAGCGGCGTGTGAACAAGACTGCTGTGGAGCAATTCAAAGCAGTTAACGACGACTTGCCGCCTGGAATAAACTGGTCGGAAACTCAGGTTGTAAACTTTAGGCGTAAGTAATGTTAACTATGGATGATTTGCCAGTGGAGGCTGTGATACTACCACGAGTCTTTACGGCTCGACACTATCAGAATTTGGACGGAGAGAATGTTTGTTCATCTGACGATGGAGTTGTACCTTCCACATCAGCGACCGAGCCCCAAGCGAAAAAGTGTTTTGTTTGTTTCCAGAACACATGGGGATCTCGCATCACGCCGTTTGGTAAACGAGGAAAGGCTTGCGCAGAAAGCGTAAAACTAACTCTCCGCTACCCAAATTCTGACTACGCAGAAACGCTCCGAATACCGGCGGCAAGCGTCAGAACGTTCAAAGAATATGAAGCAAACGTCACGAGCAGAGGCGAAGAGCTCAACCACGTCGTAACTAAAATCGACGTTATAAATATAGATCAACGGCCAACGTTGACGTTTAAAGTTTTACGCTTTTTGGGCGAAGACGAACTCACTACTATCAAACAGCCAAGACAGACGGACAGCCCGTTTGTGTCACTAGATGGCTACACTTATTAATCAAAACCCGAGAGGATATTATAATGGCTACATCAAACGCAGTTCACATTTTAAACAATGTAGAAGCACTATACCCACGTCTTAATACGACGTACAAATACGACACCAAAGCAAATGACGGTCGCGGACAGTCAGTCCCGTGCGAGCCGTTAGACGAAGGCGCGAAGTACGAGCTAAACTATCGCATGAATAAAGACCAAGCGGTTGGCCTATATAAAGATATGAAAGCTGCTTACAACGCACGCAAGGCCGCGAACTGGCCAGAGATGCCAACGGCGAAAGAAGTGTTTGAGGTGCAAGAGGATGGCACGTTCGTTGCAAAGTCTAGTTTAAAAGGTTCGTATAACAACGAGCTTACACGTAAGCCACGCCAGTTCGATGCGCGTAACCAGTTGCTCCCTGATGATTTTCAGTTGACGACAGGTTCCACAATCAACTCGCAGTTGGCGTTGATCCCATACTCATCAAACAACGGCAACGGCGTATCACTCAGACTTCGCGCAGTCCAAGTTGTGAAGTTTAAAGAGATCGAACAGTCGAGCCCATTCGGTGAAGTTGACGGTTTCAGTGGCTCAGAAGGTGGTGGCTTTGGAGACGACTTTGATGATACACCGGCACCTGCCCCAAAAGTAGAAGCTGTTGCTCCTGCACCTGCCCCAAAAGAAGTGAAGGCAGACCCGAAGTCGGTTGCGGACTTTGACACCATTGACGACGCTTTAGACAATTTAGACTTTGACGACTGATACAGTTTCAGGTTTCGCGGTGGGCGGGTCGTTGCTCGCTCACCAATCTGTTAACACGTATACACGTCAGGCTGAATTATGGATACAGGACAATTCCTCGAACGGGTATTACCCACCGAGGGCAAAAAGGTGCTTACGCTTGTTATGCCAACCGAAAACGGTGGCAGTTGGTTTAAGTACAAGAGCTTCGATACAGCGCAACAAGCTGCCGAAGCCGCGATCGCTTACGACGCGCAAGGCGAGACTGTTTACTTTGCAGTAAACTCGTTTGGTGATTGGTACCACGACGAACTAAAAGATAAGAAGCGCATCCGCACACAATCAAATGTTCACGCTTGCCGTAGCCTGATTGATGACTTTGACGTCGATAGCGACGACGATAAGAAATACGCAACGCGCCAAGAAGCGTTGGGTGACATAATAAAATTAGCACAAACACTAAGACTTACCCCGACGATCACATCCAGAGGTGGTGGGTATCACGCGTACTTTCACTTAGATAGTGACGTGGACAAAACAACGTGGGAAGAACTTTCCGCACTCAAACGCGATGTCTCCACACACATGAACATGAAAGCCGATCGAGCCGTTGATATGGATAGCTCTCGGATTTTACGTCCAATAGGTACACACAACCGAAAAACAGATACACCAGTGCCTGTTGTTCTGGTTAAAGAGGGAAAGACTTACTCCGTAGATAAAGTACGAGAAACCTTACAAAACTACATTCGAGACAACGAAGTACAGCCTGCTCCCACCAACAAAAAACACGGGGAGCCGAGCCCGTTTAGTGTACTATCAGGGGATTTTCCGACATCTGACGCCGATCTCGTTGCGAAAAATTGTGCCGCCGTGCGTGAGTTCAAAGAAAGTGGCGGTAATATAAGTGAGCCCCACTGGCACCGCGCCATTGGTATCGTTAAGTTTTGTAAGGACGGCGAAGCCGCAATCCACGAATGGTCTGAGGGTCACGCGGATTATAGCGAAACTGAAACCCAAGAGAAAATTGACGAGTGGACAGTTGGCCCAACATCCTGCGTGGAGATGGACAAACACATCGGCTGTCGAGAAGCCTGTCCGTTTGCAGACAAGTGCAAATTTCCGCTCTCGCTTGGGTACTCAGAAACGGTCAAAAGCAAGGAAGAAGAAAGCGACGTCGCCGACGGTAACGCAGGTGCAACGACGGTTATCGAAGGTCAATCCATACCTTACTGGCCTAACAATGGGTATCGTTGGAATGGCGCTGCACTCTCCAGGTCGATCACCGACGACGACGGCGTAGTTCACTGGCGCCCGTTTTGCCGATCGTTCATCTACCCAATCAACAGAATTAAAGACAGCGAGGGTACGTGGGTTGTGCATTGGAGAGCGAAAGAAAAGAACGGGAAGTGGCGCGAGTTCTTTATGCCCACAATGGAGTTGGCCTCCACTGATTTGATGGCGAAGACCTTCGCCGCTAACGAAATCTTTTTAATGAGGACTAAGAACGCGAGGAACGATATGGCCGAATTTGCAGAAGGTTTGATTGAGACATTACAAGCTTGGAAAATAGAAACAAAAACCTTTAGCCAGTTTGGGTGGCTTGTAGACCGAACCGGTTTTGTAATAGGGACAAACGTGATCACCGCGGACGGCGAAGACGAAGTCTTGTGTGACAGCGATATACCACGAGATATAGCAGTGGACTTTGGTACGAGCGGTACGCTCGACGAATGGATTTCGAACATAGATAAGTTGTACAATAGGCCGGGCGCAGAACCATTTCAGTTTGGTTTATGCCATTCTATGGGATCAGCCCTTGTAGAGTTGATGGGTTCATCAAACTGGCATGGACTGCCACTCGCATTTACTGGTCATGGTGGAACGGGTAAGTCGACCGCCGCCAAAATTGCATGTGGCTTCTACGGCAACCCCGAGTTCATGGAGAGACAGACTGGCGAACAAGGTTCCACACTGAACGCGGCTATTAAACGTATCGCTATCATGGGGTCTGTACCTATGCTACTAGACGAGTTTTCTGGCAGGTCGCCCGCCGAGCTAACACGAACAGGCTACGCG